GGAATTGCCGCGCGACAGAATCGCAGAATGATTTCCATTCTTGTTGAGAACGAGCGTGACTTGAGAACCTGGGATTCCGTAGGTGTAGGAAGTGGAGGAGGAAGCAGAACGAGCAGATGACGAGGACGACATTTCGAATTGATGAGTTGTTTGTTGTGGTATTGAATTACACTGCTTTCTATTTTATGGGTTTAAATCACTTCAATTTTCTGTTTCAGGAAAATGGAAATGGAAATGTAAATATATCGAAAATCAAAAATCGATACTAAAACATAAATAAAAATATCACGTATTTATATAAAATGGCAAACAAAACTCAAAAAAGAGGAAGAACAATGTCTCGTGGAGCATCCAAATATAGCGAAAATGAAATCGTATTAAAATTTATTCAAATGTTGAATATTATAAAAATATATCACTGGAAAACCCTTAGTTATCCAGAGCATAAAGCCACTGATGAATTATATGAGAGTTTTAATGGCCGTATGGATGAATTTGTAGAAACAATGTTGGGCAAAACGGGAAAACGGTTTAATCTTTCTTCTGTAAAACATATTCCTTTTTATGATTATACGAATGTAACAAAATTTAAACAATGTATAGAAACATTTAAGATATACTTAGTAAATATGTCAAATGCATCTTATTTTAAAAATCCAGTAAATTCCGATTTACTTAATATTCGTGACGAAATATTAGGCGATTTGAATAAATTCACATACCTACTTACACTGCATTAGACTACTAATGATTCTTGTCAAGTTTTATTTTATTTCATTATCGAAATAAAATTAATCAATATACTATTTCCCATTTGGGAAATTGAAATGGAAAAAATCATATATATCGGATATAGAGAACCCGAACATTAATAGATTACAAACAAACAAAATTACAATGACAACTGCCAAAAACATGCGAATCGATGTTTCCAAGATTTCGTCGGATGCGCCGTCTCTGAATACAAGCATTCAAAAGGATATAGGTGAGGCCGCAGAACGTTTTCATGATTTTCTAACATTTGCAGGATTACAAAGAAAGGAATACCAAACGGAAGGAATCAAGTTTTGTCTCAAGAACGAACTTGCATCGTCGTCATTGCCGCACCAAATATGTGGCGGAATTGTCGCAGATGAAATGGGGCTAGGAAAAACGATAATGATGATTGGTTTGATACTGGCGAATTTCCAGAAGCGCACGCTCATTGTGTTGCCAGTGGCGCTTGTGAAGCAATGGGAGCAACAAATCCTCAAAAATACAGGACACCAGGCTCTCGTATTTTACGGTGCCGCAAAGAAAACAATCACGCAGCAAATGCTAGAAAGCGCCCCTGTAGTTATTACCACATATGGGCACATGGTTCGCCGATCATTCGCCCCATTATCGCACAAGGATGTATCGAAATCGACACACACTCATGCCCGTGAAAATCGGCTCTATGGTGTGAAATGGGGGCGAGTTATTTTCGATGAGGCGCACCATCTTAAGGGGCGAAATACGCAGATTTTCAAGAGTGTTTCGACATTGAATGCGGATATTCGCTGGTTTGTTACCGGGACGCCAATCCAAAACTCGATACATGATTTGTATTCGCTATGTGCTCTCCTTGGACTTCCGGCTGCATACTATGCAAACAAGGACAATATTCGAGCAATCGTTAAAACATTCGTCCTCAAACGCACAAAACAAAGTGTCGGGCTTTCATTGCCGCCGCTGACTACTAAAAGTATCGTAGTCCCGTGGACAAATCCTGCGGAAATGATTTTGGCGCGTAATCTGCATAGCGGGATCGGGTGTTTGAATATTCCAGGTGGAGTTACACATGAATCGAATCAGTCCGTCAACCCAGCCCTCCCAGATGCTGATTCCGTCGATGCTCAAGACATGTCATGGTTTCCTGAACCATCACCTGTAAAAATCGGGCGCATGATTCAGGCAAAACAGTCGTGCATTTATCCTCGCCTAGCATGCCGCAAATCTGTGCCTCAAATGCCGCCATGCGAGGATGAAAATTATAGCAGCAAGATTTCCAAAGTAGTTAGAACAATCCTGTCGCGCAAAGATAACGGGAAACGTAAAATCGTGTTTTGCCATTTTCGTGGGGAAATCGACTATATTCAAGCGCGGCTCACAACGGCATTTCCAAGCCTGGTTGTGCGATACTTGGATGGACGCACAAAAGAAAATGAACGCCGCCAAATCTTGGCACCTGATGCTGCTGTCGATGTGCTTATTCTTCAAATACAAACATGCTGCGAAGGACTCAATCTTCAACAATTCTCGGAAGTCTATTTTGTCAGCCCGGATTGGAATCCGTCAATCGAAGATCAAGCAATTGCACGATGCCATCGTTTCGGACAAACTGAGCCCGTTATTGTTTTCAGATTCATTATGGCGCCGTTTAAAATCCCCGCAACACCAGAGACACAGCATCTCCTTGATGCGCAAAGAGAGCGCGAAAATCAACGCGTAAACCTCATCGCACAACAAGATGCATATAGCGGAGCATACGCGGATATAGCATCACAAGCTTCACAGGCATCGACTGCAGACATCGACACCGACGAGAGCGACGACACCGACGACGATGAGTGTATCGATTTCGACACAATCGAGACATATACCGCAAATGTTCAAAACAAGAAGAGAATATTTGCTGATGAGATTTTGCGGGTTTGAATCTATTAAACATTTTTTTATTCGCATCCCGCCCACGCCCCCACTCCGCCCCGCTTATTCGCTCCAATATTTGCATATTCATCTGCAAGTCGATTCCCATTCGCTTCGAAAGTATCTAGATTAGTATGCGCATATACATGTTTTACAATAAGCTCCATACCATAAGCTGCTATCTTGTCTCGAATATCCATAATTTCTTCCACCATATCGGCATTCTTTACTTTCTCATCACTCTTTTTAGATACTAGATAACCCGCCTTCCTATATTTAACACCGGTATCACCCAATATTAGCTTTGAATAAGACGAATCTGTATAAAGCACAATTTGAGTATTTTTTAATTTATCATTTTGTTCGGTATCATCAATGTGTGTCGCCATCGATACACCCGAACCAAGCGTCTCATCAATAAAATCTAATATATAATTAAGTCCATCTATTATTGCTTTTAATTCGCCACGATTGTTTGTTTTATTATCGTGTATAGTGCCAGCATATCGCAACTCTTCCATTAAACCATATGCAGGAATATATATTCCATAACCACATAGTAAATTTTGTTCCCCACTTTTTCCGCTTTTTACGTTTTTTGATTTTTTTCTGATAAGAGAACCATCTGTAAATATATGTATAATATGCTTTGGTGAAATATTTTCAACAGTTTCTATGTTACTATTTTCATTTATATCGATTTTCGAATTATCTCTCGCATCTGTTACATCTCTAGTTTTAATAGTCTCACCACCACCGCCGCCCAAAGTATCCATCATCGATTGGTTTACTTTTGTCCCAAAACCATGAATTAGAAAATGTTCTGCTTCTTCTTTTGTATTGAATTTCTTAAAAATAGGATGTCTAACACCAAATATGTTTTGTTTACATTCAACCCAGTCGGTATATATACCGCGGCGTTTTCCTTTATGAACAGCGTAAAAGGGCATATTTGTAGTGTTTGTGTGTTGTGTATAATATATAATTGTTTTTTTAAACAGTTATATGTTATTATTTTATATGTTGAATTTCTTTATTTGTATTTTCAATTTTATAGTTACCGAGTATACATCCAATGACGACTGATGAAAATCGTGGACAATCAATAACGTTTAGTCCCTAAGTAATCTCCAAGATTTTTTACTGCTTGACAAGCTCTACAGACATTTACACCCGTTCTTTTGGATTTATTAATATTTGTTCTTGTAATCTGTCTAACTTTATTACATTCATCACATTTTAATTCAAACAAAGTTTTACTATATTCCTTAAAACATTCTTTATTATCTTGATAATATTTCTTCTTATTTTCGAGAACTTTCTCTCTATTTTGTTCCAAATATAATTTATCTATTAGTTTTTTCCGTTTCTTTGGGTCTTGCTCAGTAATTTCAGATTTATATTTATCTTGATTTTTCAAATTGTCGGCTTGACTACAATATTTTAAATTATCGACTTTATTATTTAATTTATTGCGGTCTATGTGGTCTATTACTTGATTTTCAGGACGTTCGCCTATAAATAATTTTGCGACGATGTGATGAACTAGATGATTTATTCTTTTACCATCTTTAACCTGTTGAAAATATTTGTAGCCTCTATTTTGAATTGAGCATTTCAACTCATTGTAACCACCATTGATGAGTTTTCGTCTAACATTTCCAATATTAGACACCTCATAGTCGTTAAAATACGCTTTGTATATTTCCTCCATATTATATTTAATAACATCCCAAATGCTTTAAGTCGTTTTACGAATGGTAATTTTACCATTCAAGGCCACAAAATGTGTCTACTTAAATTATTCGCCGAATATTTATTACTTTTCCAATCACCCAGCATACCTTTTGTTCGTGTCAAATAATTTTTGCGACGAGTTTTGTCGTGATGTTTATTATAGTCCTGATAGCCCATTTGCCCAAAATTTACCCATTTATTATTTTTCGGGTCATAAATCATATACTTTTTTGCAGGATTACTTGCAGGGTATAGTTTTGCCGTTTTACCTAAATATTTATACGCCATACGTTGCGCTATACGTGGCGAAGAATATAAATAAATACGTTTGGGGAATTTTCTACTTTTTATTTTTCGCATTTTACGCGTCTGTAATCTAGATGCACTTTTCATTCCAATTGTTATAGTATGTAATATAATATATCAACATAAAAATGACAATAAAAGTTATAAAATAACCCAAGTTATAAAATAATAAATTTTTATAACTAAAATATATTATTTATATAATATATCTTAATTATGGATTCACAAAGCAATATAAAATATAAAGATAAAGATAAAGATAAAGATGAAAACAATATTATACTAGGATATATTTGGGAATTTTTTAAAGAACACAAACTATGGGTATTTGTGACGATATGTATATTATTTATAACAAATCCTTTAGAAATGATAGTATTATCAAATCTTTTTTCTAGTTTTACAACCGCTATTAATAAATTGGATTATAATAATTCTATAAGCATACTTTGGAAGATTGCAGGATTATATGTTCTGATAGATATTATATACGGGATAGGTAGTTATTTCGATAAGAAATATTACCCAGAAATGGAAAAATTTATCAGATTTAAACTAATCGATGTTATATTTAAAAATATTGAACTAAATTATGATAATGAAAATATATCGAATATTATTTTAAAATTATTACATATTCCCAACACTACAATATCGGTTACACAAAATATTATATATTGGATAGTTACATTTTGTATAACTGTTTTTTCAATATTGGTTTATATTACATTTCTGAATATAGAAATAGGAGTAATAATGATATTTATATTTATAATATTTTTCATTATATTTTACTATACATTAAAAAATATAAAAAAAAAATCATGTGAACGTGAAAGAGAAGAAAAAATATTAATGACGCATGTAGATGATGTGCTAAGCAATGCATTAAGTGTAATTGCATGTAAACAAATACCCCAGGAAAAAGAATATCTGAATAATAAACATACTATATACGATGAAAAACATGAAAATCAATTATGGTATTCATCAAAAGGGGTTTATATGTTTTCTTTTATTATTACAGCTATATTAGTGTTATATGTGTATATTATACTTCGATTCTATAAAGCTAAAAAAATAACAAGTGAAACTACTATAAAATTAGTTGTTGTTATATTATTTTTTATTCGTTACCTGAAAACGGCATCATCGAGAACCATTCATATTATGATAGGATATGGTAAACTTGAAGAAAGCGAAACAACTATACAAAATATATTAAACGATTCAAAAGATAATGGTAATAAAAAAGATTTTACCATAAATGGAAGTATAGAATTCAAAAATGTATCATTTGAATACCTAAATAAAGATATATCTCAACCTATTCAAATAACGCCACCTGATGATGAATATTCTGAAAATGACAATAAAAAGAATACGAAATCTCTTGATAATATTTCATTCAAAATAAATCCATTAGATAGGGTAGCGATTATAGGAACCAATGGAAGCGGTAAATCTACAATTATTAAGCTTATAATGGGGTTTTATGGTGTTTCAGGTGGACAAGTATTGCACAATGGTGTAAATGTATCTGAAATAAATCGCGAATATTTGAGAAGTAAAATAGCAATCATAAATCAAAAAGTAGTTTTATTTAACCGTTCTATTATTGACAATATATGCTATGGAAATAATATTCCCAAAGAAAAAGTAAAACAAATTCTTAAAAATTTACATATAACTCGCGTATTTAAAAATCAATCACAAGGTTTAGAAACAGTTGCCGGTTTACATGGTAGTAAACTAAGTGGTGGACAAAAACAGATCATATACTTATTACGATGTTATTTAAGTAATAAACCCATTATTATTATGGATGAACCAACCGCTGCTGTCGACAGTATACATAAAAAATACATAATGAGAATGATTGATGAAATGTCTAAAAAATCTACACTCATTGTCGTAACACATGATGCGGAATATGCCGAATCATTCTCCACAAAAATTTATATTGAGAGTGGTAAAATAGTTAAAACTAAAAACGCAAATGATAGCACAATGCCTTATGATGACTATAATAATTTTGGATTATAGACACACACATACATATACACCTACAACCCTGTTGAACCAAACCCACCATTACCACGTTCTGTCAAACCAAGTTTTTCTTCGCTATCTACAATCATCACCAAAAAAGGCTCCAACGTCGGTGAACATATTTGAAACATTCGTGACATAGGTGGCATGTATCGATTAAGACACACAGCTGTATCGTTACTTGCCACATCAATATTATCAACAACTGCCATGAGTTCACCCCGATATCCTGCATCAATAATACCTACTGAATTTGACAACCGAAAAGGTGTTTTTACAATACTGGAGCGAGGATATAAATAGTATCCTGATGATGATGATTTTTTGTTCGATGGGTTAAAACGTGACATACTACATTTTATACCAAGAGGTGCGCGAAACGTTACTGGTGATAAACGATTATCTGTGTATCCATTTTTATGTTCTGTATAATCGTATGGAATAAATAAATCAAATCCAGAGTCGGGGTATAGTGATTCATAGACTTTGTTGTTATGTGATTCTATTTTTTCTTCATACATTTTTACAAGCTCTGTATATTTAGGATTTGGGTTTTGTGTATCTGTTGACTGATTCATAATAAACATTTTAAGAACATATGATGGCTGGTTCATGGGTGTATACAATGAATATGGATTAGTAATTTTATTATTGAGTATTTTGCTTGATATATATAATAATATAATTATAACTTTATATTATTTATATTGATATTTGATATTTTATTTTATACTGTATAGTATAATAAGTATCAATATAAAATGAAGTATGTTATTAGAGGTGCATTATACAACTTTTTATGTATATTTGTTTTTGCTATAATTTATTATATTGTAAGGAAAGAAATGGATATGAATGAAGATATGTCACAATATGTTGAACCTACATTTGCCGATACATTATTTTTGGCTACAACAATTCAAGCTGGTGTCGGTTATACACTTCTTACACCTAAAACATCATTTTCGAAATATGTGTTAATGAGTCAACAGTTTTTTATGATTTTTACCAACTTAATGTTGTTCTATTTCATCTCACTTTAATATTGCATCTTGCATCTTGCATCTTGCATCTTGAAAACATATATACTGTAATATAACGTTATATATGTTCTATATCTACCCATACCCACACTAAACGCACGTAACACATGGAGGATTTGTCACAACACAAGGCGGGCAGTTCATGTAGTTCGGCGGCATAATGCCAACAGCCTTCGCCTGCTGCCATGTTACAACATTCGTATCACAACCTGTATGCGACAACATTGGTGGATAATGTTGCATACACGAAGGTGTAGGTAGATTATTTTTCTTAGAAACACCACCCGTAGTAATATACATACCCTGTGACATCATTTGTCCATCAGGGCTAAAATTATCGACATTTTTGGTTGTTGGACGGTAAAACAGTTTCTTTTTCGTGCCAATATATATATATCGCCCCTGTATACAAGTGCATTTATTATCAACATCACAACAAACCGGTGGTTCAAAAATGCAAGAACCGACTTTCTTGGTAATATTTTCAACATATTGTCCCTGTGTTTTTGTGATACGATAACTATTGCTGTCATCTTTTACCCAGGTATTGGGATAAGTTCCAAACAAAATACCTTTATAACGCTCATCCAACATACCCTGTGTATTTTTAGTAGATTTTTTAATAATTTCTGCATCATTTGTGCTACAGTCACCTGAATTAAATATGTATACAGGATATGCACCACCGTTACCTCCATATCCCATAGGTGTATTGCCACGGTATCGCGTTCTTGTAACATTAGACACCATTCTAAATTGTCCTATTCCACCTATATTGCGAAGTGTGCCGTTTAAAGCAAACCCTTTATTACCGATACCCGAAATAGGATCAGCACGAGGATTTCCTCCTAAATTAGTTTTTCGTTTTAAGGTTGCGATTGACATTCTTATTCTTATTTTTATTTTTATTCTTATAAATTAAACATACAAAAGAATTCTTTTGGTTTCATCTTTATCTAAACATCGTTTAAGGCACCAATAGAGGGAAGTATAAATAAATGGTCCGGATACTTTATCGTAGTCATCCTCGTCCTTTATTTGTTCTCTTAGAAAAATATATACACATATTTGCGCTAGACTATAATATATAGATGAAAAATATATATCGGTGGGTATTTTATCAGATGTGTCACTCTGTCCCATCATGACATGTGGTGGAATAAATGAATTACTTTTATTGTATTTAAGAGGATAATCGACAGTGATATTTTTAGTTTCATCATCTATTTTAAAAATTTTGTCATCATTCATGAAAGAAAAAATAGAATCATCAATAACAATAAAATCTTCTAAACTAAAAAAGGGAATAGAATATCCTTTTTTTTTCAAAAAGGTTAACTGGTTTCCTATATTACCTATAAAATGCAATATTACATTATAGTCAACGCCATGTTTGTTACTGTTTTTTTTTAAAAATGTTGCTAAAGGCATTACTGATTTTGCATTAAACTCTATCTTTATTTTATTATATAA